CAGACAACTCTACGAACTGGGACACAGCATTCAGCTGGGGCGACCACGCGCTTGCGGGGTATCTCACCGAGGCAGGGGTAGAGGCGGATACGCTTGAAACTGTCACTGCGCGTGGGGCGACCACTCCGACAGCGGTGAGCTTTACCAGTGCCGCATCTTCGACAACCACGACCACAGGTGCGGTTGTAATCACCGGCGGTCTGGGGGTCGGTGAAAACCTGAACGTCGGTGGCAACGCCATTATCACCGGTGATCTTACCGTTAACGGCACGACAACCTCGGTAAATTCTAACGAGGTAAACATTGGCGACGCCATCATCCTTTTGAATGCGGATGAGGCAGGTACACCGTCCCAGAGCGCGGGTATCGAGATTGAGCGTGGGACCTCCGCGAACGTATCGTTCCTGTGGGACGAGTCTGCCGGCCAGTGGTCACTGGGGGGTGAGACACTAGGTGACGTTACGATCGACGGTGGGACCTACTGATAATTGACCTGTTTGAGGGTGTGTGCAATAATGTAGGGGCCGCTCCATAGCGGCCCTTCGTATGTGAGGACGCCCGATGGCTGCAAAGATTATTCTAAAGAAGTCGGCGTTAGCGTCGGCGGTGCCTTCGGCGGCCACGCTTGAGCCCGGCGAACTCGCGATTAACTTGGCGGATCGCACGCTGTACAGCAAAGATACCGGCGGTACGGTCTTCTCGTTGGTCGCTGGCGGTTCATACAGTAACGCTGAAGTTGATGCGCACCTGAACACAGCCGCCGCGACCGAGGGTCAGGTTCTGTCGTGGGATGGCGCAGATTACGCGTGGGTGGCTGCCGCGGTAGGGACAGCGGTTGCCCGAACTGTAGACGGCGGCGCTTCTTCGACCGTGTTTCTATCGTCGCAAACCATAGACGGTGGGTTAGCGGCGTCCACATATACATCAGATCAAACAATTAACGGAGGCGGGGCGGATGGCTGATCGCATACAACTACGTCGTGACGTTGCGGCAAACTGGACCAGTGTGAACCCCACGCTTGCACAAGGCGAGTTCGGCTATGAAACGGATACGAGCAAGCTAAAGTTCGGTGATGGTGTGACCGCGTGGGCCAGTTTGGCGTACTTTAGCCTGAACATCGACGAGATTGCAGGCTTCACCGACAACTCCACGGACTGGGACACGGCGTTCGGCTGGGGTGACCACGCACTGGCCGGGTACGCGGCAAGCGTACACACCCACGTCATCGCGGACATCACGGACTTCACCGATAACTCCACGGACTGGGACACGGCGTTCGGCTGGGGTGACCACGCGCTGGCTGGCTACGCGACGACGGTTGATGTGGCCGCTGCCAATTACGCGACTGAAACGTACGTCGACACGGCGGTAGCTACTCTTGTCGACACCGCGCCAGCTGCTCTGGATACGCTGAACGAGCTGGCCGCTGCTCTGGGCGACGATCCAAATTTCGCTACGACGGTCACGAACAACATTGCCACAAAAGTGTCGAAAGCCGGCGATACAATGACCGGTGATTTGACGGTGCCTAACGTCGTCACAGCTGGACTGGTTGACGGTCGAGATGTGTCAGTGGACGGTGCGAAGTTAGATGGTATCGAGGTAGGCGCGGACGTCACGGACGCAGCAAATGTCGAGCCGTTGGTAGATACCCACTTGAACGTCGGCACGGCCACTACGGGTCAAGTGTTATCGTGGGACGGTGCGGACTATGACTGGGTGGTAGCAGGTGGCTCCGCGGATGGTGCCGTCGGCACAATTACGGCTGGCGACGTGGACCTGTCCACAGGTACCGTATTTGCTGATGCGCCCTCAGCGAATGTGACGTACACGTTCAGCAACCCGCCAGCAGCAGGCACAGGGTATAGCTTTACGCTCCGTATTTTGGGTGGGGAGGACGCCACTACATACGACCTTGCTAACACTGTGAACGATGGCGTCAGTTTCTACACGGGTGGTCAGGATGGGTCCACTCAAGGGTTCGCATTCAACTCCGACGGCACGAAAATGTACGCTATCGGCCTTGCTACCAATACGGTGTACCAATACTCACTGAGCATCCCGTTTGACCTAAGCACTACTTCTTATGATGGTGTCAGTCTTCTTGTCTCTGGTCAGGAAACATCATGTCGTAGTCTAGCCTTCAGCGGTGATGGCACGAAGATGTACGTTGTCGGTATCGGCTCAGACGCAGTATATCAATACACATTGTCTACCGGTTTTGACCTCAGTACGGCGACCTATGACAATGTTAGTCTCAGTGTCAGTGCACAAGAGACCGGTCCCCAGAGTGTGACTATTAGTCCCGACGGCACTAAGATGCACATTGTTGGCCCCGACTCAGACTCCGTGCATCAGTACACGTTGTCCACAGGGTTTGACCTTAGCACGGCGTCTTACGACACTAGCTTTAGCGTCGCAGCGCAAGAGTCGGAACCGTACGGTCTTGGTTTTAGCGCTGACGGAACGAGCATGTTTATCGTTGGCCGGGACGCTGGCGACCGCATCCGACAATATACGCTGACAACTGCCTTCGACATCAGCACTGCGTCTTATGCGAACATCGCGTTTTATATGTACCCCCCGATTACTAGGGGCGTGGCTGTACAATTTAGCTCGGACGGCAAGAAGATGTTCTTGCTCGATATTGTTGGTAATAGCATTTACCAGTTTACAGTGAGTGTAAGCGGTACAGTGTTCACCTTCGACTACCCTGCCTCGGTAGACTGGTTTGGGGGCGAAGCACCGGTGGACCCGACCCCGGGTGTGACAGATATTCTGGAGTTTTCTACGGACGACGGGGGTGCGATATATTACGGGTCGCTCATTTACTCCACTGACCCGTCTAAAGCCATCGTGCGGTCGTCTAATCTGGCGACGGTGGCCACTTCGGGCAGCTACAGTGATCTGTCTGGCCTGCCTACGCTTGGCACTGCCGCTGCTGCTGACACTGGTGACTTTGCCACGGCAGCACAGGGTTCCCTTGCTGACAGTGCGGTTCAACCTGCTGACAACATCTCTACGCTGACCAACGACGCTGGCTACATCACTTCTGCCGATGGTGGCAATGCTGACTTGCTTGATGGTCAACACGGCACTTATTACCTCGACTACACCAACTTCACTAACACCCCCACTATCCCTGCTGCTTACACCGATGCTGACGTTGACACCCACCTGAACACTGGCACGGCTTCGTCTGGCGAAGTTCTGTCGTGGACTGGTAGCGATTATGATTGGATTGAGTCTGGTGGTGCCTTCTCGGTTATTGGTACGAACAACGTGGCGGCATTGACGACACTCCCTAGCCTAACGACAGGAGAGGGTAATTTTGCTGTTGGGTCATCCACTACCGCTGGCAGTCTTTCAACAGGCTTTAACAACGTAGCCATCGGCGTTGGCGCCCTATCCTCTATATCTTCGAGGTCAGGCAACATTGCGATCGGTGGCTTCGCTCTTGGTTCCACTACGTATGGCAACGACAACATCGCAATAGGCTTTAGCGCTCTGCAGAATTTCGGCGGCTTTAGTGGTTTAAATGTCGCCATCGGCAAGTCTGCGATGATAAATGGCAGCGGGACTGACAACGTAGTCATCGGAACAAGTGGTGGACAAAATATAAGCTCTGGCAATAACAACATCATGATAGGCGATACTACCAATCTTTTGACTTCTGGGGCATCCAACGAGATTGTTCTGGGGAATAATAGTTCGTCACGTTTTCGCATACCTGGGTTGAACATTAACTGGACTTCGGCTAACGTCCCGGGTGCATTTCCAACAGGCGGCAATGTTGGTTCATATGCGTTTCTTGGAGAACTTAGCTCCAACACGTCGCTAAGGACTTTTGGGTCCACTGCTGATGGATATTTCCTGAAGCCAGCCTCGTCTATGACGAATACCGGCTCTCCAACGTATTCCTCTTCGTCCCAAAGTGGCACATGGCGCTTACTTGGGGAGTATCAATCCGTGTCGAGTAACAACGACTACCCAGTTTCTTTGTGGTTTAGAATAGCATAGGCTAGAGGGGTTTATATGAATTATCGAAACGCACGCTACGTTAATGACACCGGGTGGATCAACTGCGAGCTTGATCACCCTGAGTTCGGCTGGATACCATACACCCTAAACCCAGCCGACACTGACATGACGATTGACAACAACGTTTTGCTTGCTGTTATGGCTGAGAACGGTGATGTCGCTGCTTACATTCCGCCAACTCAGGGCGAGCTAGACGCACAAGCGGCACAAGCGGTTCGTGCGGAACGTGATCGAAAGCTGGCAATCGACGTTGACCCTATTGCTGGCAATGCCCTTCGCTGGGCATCTCTAACCGCAGAGCAACAGCAGGCATGGGCAGACTATCGTCAGGCACTGTTAGACGTCCCAGAACAAACTGGCTTCCCTTACGAAGTCACTTGGCCCATTAAACCTTGAGGATTGACATGGAAGACGAACTGACACCTGAAGACATGGCACCGATTGACGCTGCTATCGCTGCTGGGAAAGCCGCTACAACGGAGTAAATAAATGCTTGGGTTCTCTCCACTATCAGCCGCACCAATTGCTGACGATCAGGCGGCTGTAGTTGTCGGGGTATCAATAAGCATTTCAGCAACCGCGACAGCTTCTGTTGTCGCAGCTAAGACCACTTCTGCATCTGCGCAGTTTTCTGACACTTCTACGGTATCAGTGGATGCGACACGGGTGCAGGCGGCGTCTGCTGCGGCGCAGGCGGCATCATCGGCCAGCGTATCCACCAAGACTGTTGCGGACGTTTCTGCGGCTGCTACGGTGGCGTCTTCTGCGTCTGTATCCGCTGAGCGCATAAACAACGCAAGTGCTGCGGCATCGTCGTCGTCGGCTGTGACTGTCAGCGTTGCCAGGGTCACGCCTGCTTCGGCT